GGGCGGCGGCACTCCGAAATCGCTCTAGCAAATCGTTTTTTTTCAATGGCTTAAGTGCATCTTCAGTCCGCGTCCGGTAGCGATGCCGGCATAATTACCGGTCGAAATTCCGGTAAAAAATCCAATTGGGTTTCGCTTTCTGAGCTTGCTCGGCTGAAGGGCGTGAGTGTTCCTGCGATCTCTAAGCGCGTTAACCGGCTGTCGGTTAATGGGCTTTTGGAGGTTAGGCCGACCGACGATGGCAAAAAGCTGGTCGAGGTCGGTGCATTCGAGCGTGCGGTTGCTTTGTCGCGGGATGCTCGGCGTGAGCAAAAGGTCGATGCGCCTGAGATTGTTCCGAGGAATGGTGAGGTTCCGGTTCTTGCGCATGCGCAGGCCCGGAAAATGGCATTTTCGGCTGAGCGGGAGCGGCTGAAGCTCGGCGTTGAGACGAAGTCGCTGCTCCGGGCGGATGATGTTGGCCGGGCGATGGCCGAATGTGCCGGGAAGATCGTCAATTTGCTCGAGGTGTTACCGTATCGGGCTGACGAGCTGGCGGCTGCGGCATCGAAAGACGGTGTGAAGGGCGTTCGTGGGGTTTTGAAGCGGATGGCTCGCGACCTTCGCCGGCAAATGGCGGCTGAGATGTCTCGGACAGCGGCCCAAAATGGTCTCGACGAGCCGGGCGACGGTGACGACGAGCCGTAACGAGGCTCTTGCGCTTGTTGCCGAGCGATTTGCGGCGGTTCTTGCGCCACAAGAGGGGGTTCTACCGTCCGAATGGGCCGCGGCGAATCTGGTTGTGCCGGACGGGCCGCGCGCGGGTACGCTTTGGGACCCGAGTCTGACACCATACTTGATCGAGCCGCTTGATTTGCTCGCGCCGGACAGTGGCGTGAACGAAATCGCGGTTATGAAGGGGGTTCAGAGCGGTTTCACGGGTCTTTTGATCGCTGCGATTTCGCATTCGATCGCGTGTGACCCGTGCATGATGATGGTTTTGCAGCCGACAGATTCGGCGCTGTACGATTTCAACCGGGAGAAGCTGCAACCGACCATCGATCGCTCGCCGGCATTGAGTTCTCGCGTCGAGCCGCAGACATCGCGCGGCGCGTTGGGCTCGACGACGTATAGCAAGCGCTATCCGGGCGGGTCTCTGACGCTATCGATAGCGTCATCGGCGGCTGAGCTCCGGTCGAAGACGATCAAGAAGCTGTTTCGTGACGAGATTGACGAATATCCGGACGATCTCGACGGGCAGGGGGACCCGCTCAAATTGAGCGATGGTCGGTTGACATCGTTCTTGACATCGGGGGATTGGAAAAAGCTCGACATATCGACGCCGACTGTCAAGGGGGCGTCGAAGATCGAGACGCGGTATCTAGGCGGTGATCAGCGGCGATGGCATGTGCCGTGTCCCGGATGCGGCAATGAGTTTGTGCTGGAATTCGGGTCGAATTTTCGTTTCGAGGAGTCCAGGCCGTTCAACCCGCGTTATGTCGCGCCGTGTTGTGGGCATGTGATCCGATCTGACGAGAAACAGCTTGTCATGTCGCGCGGGCGGTGGATCGCGACGGGTACGGGCCTCTATCCGTCCTATCATTTCGACTCGTTCCCGAGCCCTATGGTTCCTTGGGAGACGATCGTCGAGAAGTGGCTCGAGGCTCGTGATGACGAGCACGCGCTGAAATCGTTCTACAATTTGTGGCTAGGGCTCCCCTACGAGATCAAGGGGGATGCTCCTGATCATACGCGCCTTATGGAGCGCCGCGAAGCCGGTTTGACGCGAGGGCATGTTCCGCCGGCCGGTTTGCTTTTGGTCGGCGCGGCTGACGTGCAGATGCGCGGAATATGGGTCGAGATCACGGCCTTTGCGCCGGACCGTCAGAGCTGGACGGTGGATGCGTTTTATATCGACGGGGGGACCGAGAGCCCTGTTGATGGTGCGTTTGCGCAGCTGGCGTCGATGACGATCGACCGTGAGTTTGCTGGTCCTGGCGGGACCAAGCGCCGGCTTGACGCTTTCGCGATCGACTCTGGCTATCGGTCGCATGTTGTCTATGCGTGGGCTCGTGTGAACCAGCGCCAGAACGATATTTCGGGCCGCGATGTCGTGCTTGCGGTCAAGGGTGATGACGGGTGGTCGAAGCCTCCGATCTCGACGCCTAGCCTGGTCGATATCGATCTCGAGGGATTTCGGGTCAAGAGCGGATGTCGGCTGTGGCGGGTCGGCACATGGCCTGTGAAGGGCGCGCTATACGAAAACTTGCGCAAGGAAGGCATTGCGGCCGGAGCTCCGGTGGATCCTGCGGGCTATTGCCATTTCGGCATGTGGCTCGATGAGACCTATTTCAAGCAGCTCACGTCGGAATATCTGCTTGATGAAGTGTATCGCGGAAAGCCGCGCAAGGTATGGAAGCTGAAGGCGAGCGAGCGAGACAATCATCTGCTCGACTGTCGGGTCTACTCGATGGCTCTTGCTGAATATCTCGGTATCTCGTCTTTGACGCCGGATGAATGGGCGTCGATCGCGGCGAGTCGTGATGTTGCGGCGGATGATTGGAAGCCTCTCGCGAGACAGGTTGTTGCCCCGCCTATTGTGCAGCCATCGCAGGTGCAAGACGCGTTTACCAAGCTTGCAGCTTTGAATGAAGGGGTTGGCTGGTCGTGACACTCGAACAAATGCTCGAGCAGGCCAAGACGGCCTTGCATCAATTGATGATCGGGCGCCGTAGCGTGAAGGTCATCGCCGATGGTGATTATACGGTGGAATATTCGGCGGCGAACATCGATCGTCTGAAGGCATACATTGCCGATCTCGAAGCGCAGATCGCCGGCACCCAAACGAAGGGTGCCGTGATTCCGATTTGGGGCGGGTGATGGTGCTGGATTCGAGTGGCGAGCCGGTTCCGGCTGCCATCATCGAGCAAATCAAGGCGAGTGCTGCTGTTCCTGCCAATGGCAGCCAGACGCGCCCGGCGCATTCCGCGGCGGGGTTCGACGGGCAGGATACCTATGCGTGGTATCCTGCGCAGCATTCTGCCGATGGAGCTACCCTACACGAGAAGGACCTTACGCTCGCGCGTGTGCGTGATGTCCTTCGAAACGACCCTACGGCGCGTTCGGCGATCGAGCGGCGCGTCGATCTTCTCGTCGGGGCCGGGCTGCGGTTGTCCGCAAAACCGGATGGGGCGGCTCTCGGGATTTCTGACCCGCACGTTTTGCGCGAACTCTCGCGCGCGATTGAACGGGAATGGCGGCTGTTTTCGGAAGACCCGCGATATCTCTGCGATGCGCAGCGCCGGATGTCGTTGAATGGCATTTTCCGCCTCATGGGGCGGACATTCGGCACGTGCGGCGAGGCGACGGCGGCATTGATGTGGCGTGACGCGCCGGGCCGGCGATACGCGATGTGCGTTATGCCGATCGACCCTGACAGGCTGTGCAATCCGGATGGGGAGCCAGAGACTGCGCGGTTACGTGGTGGCGTCGAAATGGATCGTTTCGGTGCGCCGGTGGCCTATCATGTGAGGAATGCGCATGTCGGAGATTGGTGGGACGGCGAGCGATCAAGCAGCTGGACGCGGGTCCCGCGTGAGACGCAATGGGGCCGTCCTATCTTTATCCATGGATTCGAGCCTGAGCGTGAGGGTCAAACCAGGGCTATTTCGCCTTTCGCGGCGCTTCTTTCGCAGCTTCGCATGGTCGGGAAATTTGCTGATCACGAGCTTGCGAGCGCCGCGGCCAATGCGCTCTTTGCTGCTTTTGTGGAGAGCGATTTGCCCGTGGCGGAGGTCGCACAGCGTATGACGCCGAGTGCTCCGACGTATGCCGATCGCTTGGTCGATTTCTATTCGAAAAACCCGCCGCAGGTTGGCGGGGTTCGCATCCCAGTCATGTTGCCGGGGTCGAAGATCACCATGAATTCGAGCCCGCGCCAAACCGCGAGTTTCGCGGCGTTTCAAACCGCGTTCTTGCAAAAGATCGCGGCGGCTCTCGGGCTTTCATACGAGCAGTTGGCGATGGATTTCTCCAACACGAATTATTCATCGTGTCGCGCGGCGTTGAATGAAGTTTGGAGATCGGTTCGGAAGAATTTCGCGATCTTCGTCGAGCAGGTGGTCCAGCCGATCTATTTTGCCTTCCTCGAGGAGGTATTCGATCGGGGCTATGTGGCGTTGCCGGCCGGGGCCGCCCCGGTCGGGTTTGGCAGGGGCGCGGATATTCTGGACGTGTTTCGTGCGATGCCGGGGGCGTTTACGCGCTCGCATTGGATCGGTCCTGGCCGTGGCTATGTCGATCCTGTCAAGGAGTCGCAAGCCGCATCGATGCGCATGTCGAATCTCACATCGACGCTAGAGGCCGAATGCGCAGAGCAAGGGGCGGATTACGAGGACGTTCTCGACCAGTTGCAGATCGAGGCTGACGAGCTCAAGGCGCGAGGGTTGGTCCGCGTCGATGTTGCGCCGAAGGCGGGCCGGCCGGCCGAAGATGATCAAGGTGACAAACCGAAGTGACCCATCTTGCTCGTATTGCAGCGCGGATCTTCGATGTTCCGCTGCTCGCGCTTCCCGAGACGGCGGTCACGATCGCGTCGAATCTCTCCGATCGTTTTGGCGTGGAGCCAATGCAGGCTGCGATCGTGCCGCGGCGTCGCGCCGATGGGTCACGCGCGCCTCTTTACGAGACATCGGACGGCATCGCGACGATCAATGTGCATGGTGAGCTCGTCAACAAAGGGGCTTGGATCGGGTCGTCTTCCGGGCTCACGAGCTACGAGGGCCTGCAGACACAATTACGCGCCGCGGCGAGCGATCCTTTTGTAGAGGGCATCTTGCTCGACATGGATTCGCCCGGTGGCGAGGCGAGCGGTGCCATGGAAACCGGCGCCTTGGTGCGGGAGATCGCGGGGCAGAAGCCTGTTGTGGCATATGTCGATGCGCTCGCGGCATCCGCCGGCTATGCGATCGCGTCAGGTGCATCGCATATCGTGACCATCCCGAGCGGGCGGCTCGGCTCGATCGGCGTGGTGATGTTGCATCGTGATACGACAGAGCAGGCGGCGAGAGGCGGGGTCAAGCCGACGGTCGTCTTGTCGGATGATGCCGACTACAAGATGGACGGGTCTTCTCTGGTCCCTCTGACGGACGAGAGCTTGGCGAGGTTGAAAGCGCAGCTGAATAGCTTGCGCGATCTCTTCTATGCGACGGTTCTGTCGCATCGATCTGGAATGACCGATGCGGATTTGCGGGCGCTCAAAGGGAGCGCTCCGATGGGTCGTGATGCTGTTGCATCTGGGCTCGCCGACATTGTCGGCACGAAGGCGGATGCGCTCGCCTATTTCAAGCGCAAAAAACCATCATCGATTGGAGCAAACATGACCGATCTTCCGGTGACTACGATCGCGAAGAGCGATCATGACAAGGCGCTCGCCGACGCCGAGAGGGCCGCACTCTCCCTCGGGAGGGAAGAAGAGCGTAGGCGCACAGCCTGTATTCTAGGCGCGCCAGAAGCCAAGGGCCGCGAAGACCTCGCGCAGCATCTCGCCTTCTCGACCGACATGCCGGCTGAAGCCGCGATCGCGCTACTCGGCAAGGCGCCGACTTCGGCCGGTGCGGCCGATCGTCAGCCTCGGCTCACTGGTCAGGTTCCGAACCCGGATGTCGCCCCCGATCAAGACCGTCGTGTGGATGCTTCCGGGGTGGCACCATGGGCCTCGATCATCGACGAGATCAACAAAACAGAGGCCGACCAGGCTCGCCAGCATGGCAGCCTGTTCTTCGTGCCGTCGCCTGTCCGAATCTAAGGAGGAGCCGATATGCCGACCAGCTTCACCGAGCACCTCCACGAGGGTGGGTGGATCGTCGCAGAAGACGAATGCTCTTATTACTGCCGCCAAGAAATCACGATCATCGATACGGCGGCGCTGATTTCCGGGACGGTCGTCGCGAAGCGCGCTGTCCCTGCGGGGATGACGGCGGCTGTCACGGCCGATGCGGGGAACGCCGGCAATGGCGTATTTACGATCCACGCGGTAACGCCGCTCGATTCGAAAGCTATCAATGGCCGCTACCAGGTGATCTTTCGAGGCACCGGTGCGACGGCGCCGTTCGACGTGATGGACCCGAACGGTGTCATGGTCGATGCCGGCGCGGTCGGGACCGAGTTCAACGACCAAATCCGGTTCACGATCGCCGATGGCGGCACGGATTTCGCGGTTGGAGATCGGTTCTTCGTCGATGTTGTTCGTGAGTCCGATACCGATGAAATTTGGGGTGCGCTCGATTTCGCGGCGACGGACGGTCTGCAATCCGCGGCCGGGATTCTTTTCACCGAGATCGACGTCGGCACCGGTTCGCGCCGGGCTGTAGTGTTCGTGCGCGGCCCTGCCGTAGCGCGATCTGCTGATCTCACATGGCCTGCTGGCGCAACCGCGACTCAGAAGGCGTCCGCCGTACAGCAATTGCTGGCGCTCGGCATCGTCCTGCGCTAAGGGAGCCCAGAAATGGCAACAATGGATATTTTCAACGCGGACGCGTTCGGCATGATCGAGATGACCCGTATGGTCAATCGATTTGGCTACGTTCCGACGTTTATGCAGTCGATCCCTGGCCTTGTCGAGATGGAGCCGATTCGAACCGAGCGGGTCTTCATCGAATCCAGCGCCTACACTCCGGCGATTATCAGCGTGTCGGAACGTGGGGCGCCGCCGAAGCAAGAGGGCGGTGACGTTCGCGAGGTGAAGGCGTTCAAGACGTTCCGGTGGGATCGTGCTTCGCGGATCACGGCTTCGGAGCTCGCCGGCATTCGTGCGTGGGGTTCGACTACCGAATTTCGTTCGCTTCAGGACGAGATCGCCAGGCGTACCTTCAAGATGAAGAACGCGTTTTCTCTCACCAAGGAGGCCTGGTTGATCAACATGATCCAGGGCTTGGTGAAGGATGGTTCGACGGTCCTCTACAATTGGTGGACGGAGTTCGGGCAATCGCAGGAAGCTGAGGTTGCCTTCGATTTCGGTGGCGCCTCTCCTGACATTTTCAATAAATGCCAGGACATCATTCGAACGACGACGGTCAATCTCAAAGGTCTCGGCAACGCGAACCTCGAGATTTGGGCTCTCTGTGGAGACGAGTTCTTCAAGAAGCTTCGCAACTCGACTGAGGTCAAAGAGACGTTCCAGGGCTGGCAGGATGCGGCATTGCTCCGCAACCAGTTCGGCCGGGCGTGGGCGTCGATCGACTTCGGCAATATCCGCTTCGTGAACTACCGCGGCACTGACGACGGGACGACGGTTGTCATTCCGACCGACAAGGCGAAGTTCTTCCCTGTCAACGCTGGCATCTTCAAGTGGGTGATGGCGCCGGGTGAGACGTTCGACTCGATCAATGCCCCTGGCCTCGACATGTATTCGATGGTCACGCGCGATGTTAAGCGTAATTCCTATGTTGACATCGAATATTATTCCTATCCGCTTCCGGTATGTATCCAGCCAGCCGCATTGATGGCAGGCCGGGCTGGCGCGTAACCTATGGTGTCTTCGCTTTTCATCGACGAGTTCGTTGAAGCGTCGAACTCGATCGATGAAGTATACGGCGAGAGCTTCTGGCTCTTGCCGCGCAAGCGAGCCGCAGACCCGAACGGCCCGGATATCCCGGATCCGAGCCGTGTCGAGCGTGAATTCGTTGGCGTGTTCCTTGACCCGCAGGTCAAGCCGGATATGCCGGAATCCTATGATTTGAGGGCTGATCGTCGGCCGGGTGTGTCTGCGGGCGCGCCTCGGATCGACATTATGCCAGAGGTGATTTCTTCTGGATTGGTTGTGATGGCGCAGGATCTGGTTCGGTGTATCGGCACCGGCAAGATTTGGCGTGTGACATCTGTTTTCACGACCAAGGCGGCGATTACGCGCTGCTTTGTGAACCTGATCGGTTCGTAGGGGCATCTCACCACATGTCGTTTGGTCGGCTTGCGTTGCGTCTTGCGGCGATCGAGGCGCTGTGCCCTTTTTCTGCGTTTTCGGCCGGCCCATTCCCGACGATTGCCGGACCTCGTGTATTCGACAGTCGGATCGACCTCATCGATGCTGCGGAAAGCCCAGAAGCTTTGGCCGCTGCGCTTGCTTCGGTCGAAAATCTTCCGGTGCTCTCGATCTATACCGAGGAGCACAAAACCGATCCATACGGGTCGGTGAAATATCAAGCTGGCGAGAACATCGTCACTCTTGTGGTCGAGGCGATGATTGCGGCGTCCGGCACGATGGAGGTCGAGCAGCCTGATGGCACGACGCAAGTGATCGGGACCATCGAGGCGCCGATCACGAGCCGGGAGCACGAGGCCTTACTCGATGTGCTCGAGGGTCAGGTCAGGTTTCTTTTGACGAGCCGGCGCAGCGAGATGCCGGCCCCATCGGCAGCCCTCTACCGCAAAGTTGCGTGGGAGTCGCGCGCCATCGAATCGTTTCCGCTACGGGCGTCGGATCGAACGCTCCGGTTGGCGGCGCGGACGATCAAGTTCGAGGTCAAGATCGGCGGTGATGTTTGGCCTGCTCTGGACGCAACAGGCCTCGATCGGTTCCCGGAGCCGCTTTCGACTGTCGCTAAAGCTCTCCCGACAGGGTCGTCTGGAGCCATTCTCGTCGCATCACTCGCGCCGCTTGCTCCGGAGCAGCCTCCTGTGCCGCCTCCTCCGGTTGAATTCGATTTCTCTGGCACAACAGTAGAATAGAGGTCATCAGCCATGCCGACAGGTATCGGGTTCAATGAAATTCCTGGATCTGGCCTGATCGCGCCAGGAGTGTTCTTCGAGGTCAATTCAGGAGGACAGTTTTCATCGGTACGGCGGCTTATCCTTGTGGGCTACAAAACGTCTACCGGGATTCTCGCTGTCGAGACGCCGACGCCGGTCACGTCTCTTGCACAGGCGGACAAGCTCGCTGGTCCGGGATCGATGCTTCGGGAAATGTGGCGGGTCGCAGCGAAAAACGCGCCGGCACAGCCGATTTGGATGGTTGCTATTGCAGATCCCGGAACGCCCAAGGCGGTTTGGACACTTGCGGTCAATTCCGTTCCGGCGACGGGGCAGGGCATCATCGAGATTTGTGGTCGGAGAATCCGGATCCCGGTTGTTGCGGCCGATACGGCAGATACTGTTGCGGCGAAGATCAATGCTGCGATCAATGCCTACTATGACACGCTGACCGGAGCGATGCTGCCGGTTACTTCGACGGTTCTTCTCGACGAGGTGACGATCACGGCGCGTCATGCAGGTGTTGCGCCTGCTGGGATAGATGGTGACAGCCCTCTCTTGATCGAGGTTCCAGTCTCCTATGACCTCGCGGACAATGTGCTTTCTGGCGCGGTGACGACGCTGACACAGACCGTCCTAGGGACTGGGAGCCCGGATATTTCCGGGGCGCTTGCTGCGATCGGCGACAACCCCGCCGATTTTCTGGCCTGCCCGTTTCACGACAGCGGCACGCTCACTGCGCTGCAAGACTTCTACGATGCGCGATGGCTGTGGGATCGGATGGTATGGGGCGGGGCTTACGTGCCTTATTCCGCCGATACGGCGTCGATCGTGGCTTTTGCCGGAGCGATGGACACCGGGCGCATTGCCGTGCTGCCGAGGTTCGTCAAGTCGAGAATCCCGGAATGGGAAATGGTTTCCGGTGTAGTCGCACGCGTCGCGCCATGGCTCTCCGATGTCGTTACGGGGAACGTCTCGCGCAATCAAACGGGACTTCGCATTGAAGGTGTCTATGGCCCGCGCGGCGTGACGGGTGATCCGTTCGGATACAATGGGCGCAACACGATTCTCGCAGCTGGCGCATCGTCGTTTCGCATCGATTCTGACGGGACGCTTTTGATCGACAAGATCATCACGACGCAAAAGACTGGCGAGGGTGGGCAGCCGGACGTTGTGTTCCGGCCGATCAATACAGGTTATCAGGTCTCCGGCGGCATCGACTATCTCAGGGCGGTTTTGCTCCAAACTTATACGCAAAAAGCTCTTGCCGCGGAAAATCCCGGAAACCTCGCGGCGATTGCGACGCCGTCCGAGATCAAGGCAACGCTCATCGCGGCGCACAATGACCTCGTTCTTCGTGGGGTGTGGCAGGACAATGATACGTTCGCGAGGACGATCGTTGTTGCTGTCAACAGCGAGAACCCGTCGAGGGTTGATGTTGCGATGCACATTCGCGTCGTGAACCAGCTCGACATCATCGCGGTCAATGCGACGTTCTATCTGCAATATCCGAGCGGCCTTGCCGCTGCCGCGTAATAGTGGAGGGTTGAATGGACTTCGGCGGCGAGATGCGTTTTTTGTGGGATGGAAATCCCCTCTCTGTGCGTGCGAAATTCACGAGCGATCCGATCGATGTCGAGATCGAAGGCGGGGCGAACCAGGATGGCTCGCTATTCCGGACGGTGAAGCCTGTTGGTTTCATGGCGGAGCCGACCTTTCAGGACACGGCCACGAATATCGCAACGGCGCTCGATTGGCGAGCGATCATGCGCGGCGGGCCGTATAAATTGGTTCTCGTCGAGGATCATACGAGGCGATTACATATTTGGATGGATGCCTCGTTCGAGGGGAAGCCATCCGTAGATCACATGACCGGCGAGGTCACGGGCATTAAGATCCGTGGGCGGTCGTATCGCAAACAGGACGCGTGATATGGCGCGAGAGAAGAAAATCACGCTGCAAACGCCGTTCATGTGGTTCGACAAGCGCGTCGAGAGAGTTGTCCTGAAAGAGCCGTCAGGGCGGCTCTACATGGTCCTCGGCGAGCCGCGCTATGTCATCCAGGTCGATGGTGGCGGATATTTCCACGAGCGCGACGAAGTCATCGCGAAGTATATCGCGGAACTTCTCGTGATGGAGGACGGGCGCCCGTTCGAAGGCGGGGCGGATGCGACGCTAACCGCGATGAGCCTTGCGGATGTTCTCGCGGTGAAGGCCGGGCTGCTCGATTTTTTTCAGGACGCCCAGCGGGCGATTATCGCCGCAAGGTCGAATGGCTCGTCTTCGGATGGCGATGCGCAACCATTGGCGAGTGCGGCGGCTTGACGTTGGGCGAAATCGATATGTGGTTCGAAAGCGGGTATCGCATCCACGGCAAGGGCAAATAGCCTGTGGCAGCGATGGAAGCCAAGCTCGTCATCACAGCCGACGACCGGGCCACCGCGACGATCAAAAAGATTGCCAGCGAGATCAAAGGGATCGGTGGGATCACGGCGCGCCTTCCTGGCCTGGCACCAGGAGCCGGTGCGATCGGTCGATTTGCGGCTGGACTAGGCACGGTTGGTACGGCGGCTCTTGCCGCTGTTGGTGGGATTACTGGCGTTTCTCTTGGGCTTGCGGGCCTTGGTGCCGTGGCGGGTGTCGCGGTCAAGCGATTCGCCGAGCTCGAAAACACGTTGAAGGACATTCAGATCACGTCAGGCGCCTCGAAAGAGGAAATCGCCGGCTTGCAGAAGAGCTTGCTTCTCGGGGCCCCGCAATTCGGGAAAACGGCTCAGGAGGCGGGGGCTGTTATCCAAGATTATGTCGCGCAAGGGCTCGATCTAGAAACGGCGAAAGGTGTTTTGCAGCCGACGTTGAAGACAGCAGTTGCCTATGGTGCGGATCAAACGGATATCTCTAAGCTGGCGGGGGCCGGCATCTCGCAATTTGGGTTCACGCCGCAAACGATTCAACAGCTGTTCGACATCAACGCAGCCGGCGGCAAGGAAGGCCAATTCGAGCTGAAGGATGCGGCTCGCTACTTGCCGGGCATCTATGCGAGGGCTGCTGCCGCAGGTCAGGGTGGGGAAAACCGTGCTCGAGATGCGGCGTTCATTCAGGCATGGTTGCAGGAGACGCGCAAGAAGTCCGGCACCGGCGAGGAAGCCGCGAACAACGTCATCAATGCCTACCAGAAGCTCACGGCAGAGACGACTCGCGAGAGATTTTCGAAGGAATACGGGACGGATCTCGACGCGTATATCAAACGCGCGAGAGCGGCCGGCGGAAGTGATGTAGATGCGATCCGCACTGCTCTACAGGATGTTTTTGCAAAGCAAGGTGCTGTTTCCAGCGTCGATCAAGCGGACGTGATCAAGCGCATATGGACAGACCAGCAAGCCCAGGTCGGCATGCTCGCGTTGTTCTCTGGCAAGATCGATGAACTCACGTCGAAAATAATCCAACAGGCTCCTGGGTCTGTTAATCAGGATTATGACACGCGGTCTGGGGGACTGACCCAAGCTTTTGCTCGTCTCGCCGCCGAGGTGAATACGACGGCGACATTGTTCGGGAATTATCTTGCGCCGAAGATTGCTCCTTTCGTTGATGGTCTCGCCAGTGGCTTGCAGAAGGTCAATGAGAGCTTCGATGCCATAACGAGTGGCATGGATTCCGCGATCCAAGCGGTTCGGGCGCCATTCGACGAGATCGCTCGGCAGGCGGGGCTTGTGGCTTCAGCGCTTGGGAACTTAGGTGAGGCGTTCAGTTGGTTGACGAAGCCGCTGATCGACAAGGATGCGATTGCAAAAAGTTTGGGGTTTGCCTCGCAGTCGGCCGGCGCCGCAATACCGTTCAGGCCGGACGGGTCTGTTGATTACAAAGCTCTTGACGAGCAGCAATATGGGGCCGCTCAAAAGACGCAAAAGCCGCTTGGATGGGCTGATATCGCCGCGAAAAAATCGCAGGTCGTGAAGACCGAGGATATGCCAGGCCTCGACTTCGATGCGCGGCAGGCGAAACGAGCGCCTAGCGCGCCGAGCGGCGGTGGTCCGATCGAGGCTGTCGTGAAGCCAGATCAGATCACGGCTCGTGTCGATCCGGTGCAGGTGACTGGTTCCGCTGAGATAACCGGCAGCTTTGCCCCGCTGCAAGTCACTGTCAGCATGGAAACGTCGAGTGTGACTCGCCTGATTGACGCGAAGGTGAATGCGGCAAAAGCAGAGCTTCGTTCGGTTGTCGGAAGCTCTGGTTCGAATGGGCGATCGCTGCCGGAGGCGGCGCCGAGCCGGAGTGGTGCTCAGTAGATCAGTTCGTGATTGTAATCGTCAATATATTGCATGTTTGGTTGTCTATGGTGCCGATGGCTTCAGAGACAACGTATCCGCCGAACTTGTTTTTCGCGCGAAATTTTACGATGAACCCCTGTTCGCCGGTGTCTTTGACTTTTGTGAGTCGTGTTTCGATATGCTCATAGCTGCGCGGGTCTGCGAGCATGTTGTCGATCTTGTATTTGAATGCTGATTGGTAGTTTTTTGCTTTTATAAGAGATCCGTCCCACCCGGATGAGCATTTGAACTGATTGTCTGTTTCGGCAAGAACTGTTGTGCTGGCGATCGAGGCGCTGATCAGGGCTGCGGCAAGAGCGAGCTTTTTCATTTGTGTCCTACCATTGGTGAGAGATGCGTGGGGTCTTCTTCGAAATAGGCGTCGATGATCCGACGCAGGAGTTCCCCTACGGTTAATCCAAGTCTCGTGGCCTCCTTTTCCAAGAGAGCGAGTTGCCTGGACGTTAACGAGACCGATAGGCGGGGTTTGGGTGACATTTGCTCATTTCGTTGCGTTGCGAGGCGGAGCGCGGCGGTGCGAAGCGACGCGTCGCGTGGCGTGGCGCTGCGATGCGCCGTGAAGTCCCTTGCGGTCCTTCGCACTGGTCTCCGTAGAGACCAGGCCGAAAGATCGTTGCGTTGCGGGGCGATGCGCCGCGATGCGGAGCGGCGCGAAGCGCTGCGGTGCGATGCGTCGGGCGGACGCGGATATGCACCGGATACGCTGCGTGTGTCAAGCGGTTTTTTTGGACTGACGAGGCGGTGCTATGCGTGACTGGCTGAGCACTCTCTGGCCCGCCTCGTTTCGTGGAGTGCCGTTCTTCATCGAATCTGATGAGGAGCACGGCGGGCGGCGCATTGCCGTCCATCAATTCCCAGGTCGGGATCAACCGTTCCTCGAGGATTTGGGCGAGGACGTCCGCGGATTCCAGGTCACGGCCTATCTCGTCGGAGATTCGTCGGACAGCGATGCGAGCGGGTTTGTCGCCGGCTTGGTCAGGCCGGGCGCCGGAACGCTGGTCTTGCCGACCCATGGTTCGATCAATGCGCGGGTCCATAAATATTCGCGTGACCGGTCGCGTGACCGCATGGGCTATATCGCGTTCCGGCTCGAATTCGTTCGGGATGGTGCGCAAACCCCGCTCATCTCCGCTCTCTACCTTGCACAGCTAGTCTATGACGCTGGCACCGGACTTGCGGCCATCATGGCGGCAGCTGCGGCTTCAGGGCTTTTGGTGCAGGACCGGCCGGGATGGATTGTCTCAGACACCATCGCTGCGGTGCAGGATATCCCGGCACGGTTAGAGACGATCCGCGCCGCATCGGTGATCGATCCTGAAACATCGCGCCTGCTCGCGACGCGGCTCGCCGACAATTTTAATGCGGTGCCAGATGCCGTGGATGATGGTGGTTTCGGGCCGATCATCTCGGATGCGGTCGAGATTGCCCGCGATCTCGCCGAAGCGATCGGACCTGAGAATGCCGTTGTCTCCTTTGGCGCCGAGCTCGACGGGATTGTGCTCAGTGCGCCGGCGACTATGACCACGACCGAGAATGCTCGTATCGCGGCGGGAAATATCGCGCTCGCGTCACGCCTAGACCGCCTCGCATTGCTGATCGCCTATGTGGATTCTGTCACGTCGCGAGAATACGCGTCCCGGCCTGCGGGGATCGCAGCTCGCGTCGAGATGGTGGCGCGTTTCGCGGTCGATCTCGGCGAGTGCCGATCCGCCACTGATCATGATCTCTACACGGGTATCCTCGATTTGCGCGGGCGGGCCGTCGAGCACATGTCGGCGACAATCGCGGATTTGCGGCCGATCGTGACCGTTATGTCAGGGGAGCCGATGCCGGCGCTATGGTGGGCGTGGCGCCTCTACCAGGACCCGGAACGCGTGCAGGAACTTGTCGCCATGAACAAGGTCAAGCATCCGGCTTGGATGCCCGAGCGTTTTTCGGCTCTCTCTCCTTCGTAGTATGCCGCAAGAGATTGTGAGTGTGCTGGTTTCCGGCACCTATTACACGGCATGGGAGCAGGTTACGGTCGAGGCGTCGGTGCAGGATGCTTGCCGGTCTTGCACGCTCAGGGCCGCTGCATCGATCGGCAAGAGCGCAACCCACGCGGTTTTTCAGGTTGGTGCACAGATCGTCGTCTTGGCGTCTGGTGCCATCATCTTCACGGGCTATATCGACCATCGTCGGCCATATCTCGGTCGGGATAGCGCCTATCTTACCATCTCGGCTCGGTCCAAGGGGCAAGATGCGGTGGATTGCTCGGCGGTTCACAAGACCGGGCGGTTCGAGAAGAAAACCGCGCTCGAGATTGCACAAGAACTCGACGAGTTGAAAATCGGCTTCAAATCGACCGCCAAGCTTGAAAAGATCCCACATTTCCAATTGCAGCCGGGAGAGACCCTGTTCCGTGCTGTCGAACGAGCCGCGCGTGATGAGGGGGTGACGCTCGCCGGCCAGGCGGATGGTGGGATCACGTTCATGCGCGCCGGTGAGAATGCCAAGCGCCAAGCCGGGGCGCTGATCGAAGGGATCAACATCCACGAAGCCTCAGCTGATTTCGATGGGTCGAACAGGTTTTCAGAGGTTATGGCGCGCGGGCAGAGCTACGACGGGCACGGAAAGGACGCGCTCGAAATGGAGGAGAAGGTCTCCGATGGTGGGCTCGGTCGCAAGCGCCCATTGATCCTCGTCCAAGACGGCAACACCGACAAGAAGCGGCTGAAGAAGCGTGCCGAGAACAGGCGCGACAAGGCTGCCGGTAACAGCACGCGGGCCACGATCACCGTGATCGGTTGGCGCGATCAGTCCGGCGCGTTGTGGGAGCCGGGCCGTAAGGTCTGGACACAAAGCCCGTTCCTCGGACTCGCTCAGGACATGCTGATCGAGAAAGTCGATTATCGACAAGAGGGTGGTGTCGATACCGGGACCATCGCGGTTTTGAGTCTCGTCGATCCGCGCGCCCACGGCGGAAAGGCCGGTAAGGGGGCGAAGTCCTCGTCGGAATGGGGTCTCGACACGGGATCCTCGAAATGACGCTAGACGAAATGGACATGGCGATCCGGAATTCCTTGCGACGGGTGTCTGTTGTCAAGGTTGACGATAAGGGCACGCAACAGCGGATTAAACTCTCCGGTATGAAGGGAGAGGAATTCGATAAGGTCGTGCATACGCAAACCTACGGATTGAGCGTCAACCCGCTGCCAGGGAGCGAGGGCATCCTTTTGATGGGCGGTGGTCGCTCTGATCGTGCCCAAGTGATTGCGATGGAGCACAAGGATCACCGGCCAAAGGATCGGAAGCCGGGAGAGGTCACGCTCTACACGGACAAGAAGCAAGAGATCAATCTGCTCAGAGACAAAACAACAGTCCTCGGCGGGCCGGAAAAATTGCCTGTTCATACGATCGTCGGCGACGGCACGACGAAGGTAGAGGATGCGTTGATTTCGTCTGTCCTCGGAACCGTGTTGCAGCAAGTGATGAACAAGACAACGCAATCGATCGTGTCTCAGGTTGGCGGTGTGCTCGGGATCAAGATCGATGGCATCGCGCAGGTCGTCGGGTCGAAGGCGGGCGGGCTGTCACACGTTTTGAATGCCGCCGAAAACATCATCGGCGAGGCGATACCTGGCGGGCAAATCGTCAAGCAGGCGTTGAAAATATTCCTGAACTGAGGTTCGTGAATGCCGGTTGAAATCCCGCAAGTCCTACAATTGATAGGGCTTGTTCCGCAGATCAAGGCCGTCTCTGTTTTTATCGAAAAACTCAAGGTTCCGAAGAACCTAGACGGCGCTTTGCCGGGGGCGTTGAAGGACCTCATGCTCGGCGTCCTGTCGAGCGGAAACCTGAATTCGATCATTCAGAACCCGCTCTCGGCGATTGGCTCGGTGATGACGGGAAACCTTGCTGGTCTCGCCGGAGACCTCGCTTCGGCATTCACCGGTGGAGAGGCGGCGACGCTGATCTCGAACATCAACTCGCTGTCGTCGTCGGTCTCGACACTCGTATCGGATGTTGGATCGTTTCTCGGCGGTGGAGGCATATTCGATATGATCTCTCATGCGGGGAGCCTCGATATGTTCGGTGACAGTATCCCGACTGACCTGGACATGGACACGGTTCTCGCGCCGATCACTTATGCCGATCCTATGTCGGACATGAACGATGCGGCAACTCAGCTTGTGGCGGACGTGATTTCGAGCGCTGTTTCGATCTCTGCCGCCGAAGCACAAGTGCTGGCATGGCAGGATGAGATCGACGCCCTCATGCCGGCGACTACTGGCGCGATTACGAACTTTCGGGCTGCGGCTCCGAACCTTGGTGTTGTGTCGGCTCTCGCGGCATTCACGAATCCCCGCATGTATGACCCTTTCCCGCTTGGACACCCATTACGCCAATTCGGCGATGTTGTGTCTCTGATCGTCCAGGCATCACCGCTTGCTGATATGGAAGCCGCGGCTGCGGAAATGCAGCCGAACGACGGCGATCTCGAATTGACCCTCTGATCTGATGGTAGACATCATTATCCGCCCGGATCCGGCATGCCCGGAGAACGGGCTTTATGGATGGGACACTGTCTACAATAACGATCTTGGTCTTGCCGATTGGGCTTTCGCCGGGGCAGACGAGCCGTCGAACAAGGGTGGTCTCGCGAATAGAGCGGCGCTCGCGACGGCGGTCACGATCGGGCTCTTTACCGACCGTGCATGCCCTAGTGATCACCCGCTCGTGAGATTTGCCGATGGCGATTTGCGCGGATGGTGGGGAGATGGCGTCCTGGAGACAGGCGAACAGCCACTTGGTTCGTTGCTCTGGTTGCTCGAACGGTCGATCGCGACCGAGGAAACCAGGCGATGGGCAGAGGTCTTCGCGATCGAGGCATTGGACCCGCTCGTCAAGTCCGGCGCATGTGCAAAAGTCGTGGCGACAGCGACGATATTGCCGGATGGGAACGGATTGATGCTCGACATCGGCCTTTATGGTCGAGACGGGACGAGGCAGTTCGATCAGAAATACGAGCTTGCATGGCGGCAGATCATGCCGAACGCTTTTGGCGGGGGGATGTGAGTGTTTGTGATCCCGTCGCTTAAAGAGCTTATCGCGCGTTCGCGTGCAGCGTTCAAGGCCGAAGCAAACCTAGACGCGTCTCTCCCGCTAAACAATGTCTATCCATTCGCGAATGTCATCGGCGGGCATGACCTACATCTGCATTTGCGGATGGGCTACATCATCGATCAGGCGTTTGCGCTTCGGGCCGACGAGACTTGGCTTGGTGAGCACGCGAAGGAATACAATATCCCGCGCAAGCCTGCCGCGCTCGCGACTGGCAATGTTGCGGTCGTATCGACGGGGGATATTTCAATACCTGTTGGGACGTTGTTCACGCGATTGGATGATATCGTGTACTCGGCGACGAGTGCCGTTTCATTGTCATCGGCAGGGACAATCAACGTCCCTGTGGTCGCGCAGGAAACCGGCTCGCTTGCGAATTCAGAGGCTGGAACCGAGCTCGTGATCGGATCGGGGCCAACGGGCGCGGGCGCTGACACGGCAACGGCTTCTGTCGGGGCTGACGGGATCATCGGGGGCGCCGATGTCGAGGATGTCGAAAGCTGGCGCTCGCGCATCCTGTTCCGGAAGCGCTTTACGCCTCATGGTGGCGCCGCATCGGATTATGTGATGTGGGCAGGGGCAGTGCCGGGTGTGACCAGGACATTTGTCGAGCGGCTTTATGCAGGTCCTGGCACGGTCAGGGTATTTCCGATCTTTGATGACTATTTCGACGGCGGGGTTGCGACGACGCCATATATCGAAGCTGTCATAGCGGCTCTTGCAATCGAGCAGCCGGCTTCCGCCGTTGTTTCTGTCATAGCGCCGGCCGCTCACGCGATCAACGTAACGGTGACTGGACTGGCGCCGTTTACGACCTCAGTGCAAGAGGCTGTGCTGGCAGAGTTGAAGGACACGGTAAGGCGGCTCGGGCGCGTATCAGGTGGCGACACCGAATCATCAGGTCTGCCGTTTCTTGCGACTCCACATACATTTTCTCGCTCGTGGATTTGGCAGGCCATAGCGAATGCGACCGGCGAGGAACGGCATGTCTTGGTCGATCCGGCGGCGGATATTGTCGTTCCTACCGCGTCTATCCCGGTTCTCGGGACCGTCACATTGAGCGCGTGAGCAGGCCACATGCAATGTGAGGAATTGCCGTCGTCGTCAGACATATGCCTGACGAAGGAACAGACTCTTAGGCAATTGATCACTCTACTTCCGCGCGGGAGGGCATGGCAGACAGATGGGAACACGCCAGTCCGGCTTGGCGTGCTGCGGGCGCTCGCAAGTTCATATGCCTTCGTCGAGGAACGGCTTTGCGCGCTTCGCCTCGAGTTCTTCTGCCAAACGGAAACAGAGACGCATGATGTGTGGTTGGAAGAATACGGGCTTCCATCCCCATGCGATCCGTTCCCTGATCTGTGTAACAAGGTTGCTGCGATCGGTGGGACGCGCTGCGAATATTACATTGAGATGGCGGCTCGCGCTGGATGGTCGATCCGATGTGTCGAGTCTCTGGATTGTGGGATGCGAGTTTGCGATGCGCTTTGCATCGACTCGCAAGTTGGCGGTGGAATAGAGGCCGGTGTTCTTGTCGTCGAGGTTGAGTTAGCGAGTTCGCCAGCATACAATGGGACATATTTTCGTCCGGCTCAAGCCGGGTGTATGCAGGCCGGAGATTCCCTCGCGTGCGAGCTCGATATAGGGTCTCTCGAATGTCTCCTGGCTCGTATTGTCCAGGCGCATGTCGAGGTTGTTTATATTTTGGTCGATTCTTCACCTGAAGTGGGGACTGTGGATTATAGGTTCTCATCCGAGGTCGCCGACGAGATCATCGATTACGGTCTTGCGAGCGACCCTGTTACTGAGACGATAGACTTCGGGACGGCAAGCTAATGGCAACACGTGTTCTGCGCCGAAGAGATGTAGGGACATTTCTTTCAACATTCGTTGGTGCTGAGGGAGAACTTCTGATTGATCTTACGAATCAGAGGGTTCAGCTCCATGACGGATCGACACAAGGGGGGCATAGGTTGGCTCGAGTAGACGATACGATGGGGCGCACGCCTGTTGCGAATTCGAGCTACGGCGCGAATGCGAGAGATAATTTTATAGCTTTCACAACATTGACAGCAACGCGGACTGTAACGCTTCCGCGCGCAATAGACACCGAGGCGAACAAGAGGATCACAATTGCAGATGAGAGCGGTAACTGCTCGTCTGAAGCGGCAATTCTGGTTGTTCCGTTTTCGGGGGATCAACTCGGCGGCACCAACCAGCTTTCTATAGAAAGCGAGTATGGCATGGTGACATTCGTTTCGAACGGCGTCGATCGATGGTTTATCGAAGGCGCGTCGGTTGTGACGTTCTGAACAGGCGGGTGATGCGATGACGGATTTTCTCGGTCCTGCCAGTAACACGCCGAACGTGACGACATCGCGCC